AGCCGCTGCGGTGAAGCGGGAGTTTGGTACTAGCACTGCTGGTGCTGATCGGCAACTGCTTCCCGACATGGAGAAGCTGGAAGCTGACGAGGTTGCTGCTGCCGATGAGGTAGCTGCCTCTGGGCGCGCTTCTGCCGCTGGGGTAGAAGCTAAGGCTAAGCCTACCCCTGAAAATCAAATGATTAGCGGTGCGCCTAACCAGACAGACCTGATCAAGCTGGTTGACGCAGACGGTAAACCTGTAGTGCTTCGACAGACTACCGGCCTGGACTTGCTGACCACAATTTCAACAGCTAACGGTGACAACTACGTTAAGCAGCTTGCTTCCCGGCTGATGACTGCAATGGGCGATAAGCCTGTCAACGTGTACATCGTAGACGAAAAGAACATGGGTCTTGTGTCTGGCGGTAAAGCTGATAGGGCGCACTACTCACCAAGTAAGCACGCTGTGTTTTTGACAGAAGATGACGCGTCTAACCCGCGGCACCGTTGGGTGGTGACCCACGAAATGGCGCACGCTGCTAGTAGCTTCAAACTGCACACGGCAATTAGCATGCCTGGCTCTAAGATTGGCCGCGTTGCTAAAGAAATCGGCGCGCTGCGCAACGAGTTGTCGGGTATTTGGGCTGCATCTGGAAAGAAGGACGGGAGCGTCGAATATTTCCTGAGTAACGACGACGAGTTCCTGGCTGGGTTGTATTCTGGTCGTAACACGTTTACAGACTTCCTCAAGAGTACGAAGATTGTTGACAGCAAGACTGCGTGGAACGGCTTTGTCGATTTGATGCGCAGGTTGTTGGGTATTCCTGACAACGAAATGGAGGCGTTCACCAAGGCGCTTAACCTATCAGAGCAGTTGATTACTACACCGTTGACCACCCGCGTAGGGTTCCGTGACGGCAGCGCCATGAGTATTGCGCAAGCACCCATGACGACAACGCAACAAGCAGTAGCCCAGCGACACGGCCTGGACATGATGCCAGTTGAGACGCCTGCACAACGGGCTGAACAAAAGGCACTAGTTGCGCTGTACGCTAGGGCGGAAGATCCGCGAGCTTCGTGGAACAACATCGACCCGAAATGGGTAGACTCGCTAACCGCTAAGTCTGACTCGCTGGGCTCGACTGGCCTGCTGATGCTGCGGTCGCAGAACCCTGTTGTACGCATGGTGGCTTCGGAGTTGCTGGAAAGCACTACGGGCGCCGGGGGTCGCAGGACTACGGCCAGCATCACGAAGTACATGAACGAGCGTAAGTACCTCGGGAACACGATAAACGAGTTCCAGGATGCGTACAAGGTCTGGCGTAACGCGCAAGGCGGCAGCATTTGGGAAGATTACTTGGGTGGTAAGCATTGGGCGGACTTTAACAAGAAGGTCGCAATGGAAATGGAAGCGCGCAGGCAAGGCGTGACCGTTGAGTCTGCACCCGCTGTCCGTAAGGCGGCTGACGTTGTGGAGCAAGCCTACGAGCGTATGCGGATTGACCAAATTGACAAGAAGACCGTCGGCTGGGCTAACCTGCCTGCATCGTCCAAGGGCTACATGCCTCACCGCATCAGCAGTGAGACTGTCCGCAACATGACGCAAGCGCAGCACCGGGCGTGGCATGCTTCCCTGGTTGACCAGTTCGTTACCAACGAAGGTTGGGACATCAGCTTCTCGGCTAACCTGGCTGCCAAGTACATCGACCGCGCTAAGGTGCGGGCTATGGGCGGTTATGAGATTCCGGCTAACGTGCACCACATCGGCGCTGCTGACGTAGTGCAGGATGCACTTCAGGTTATGGGTATGGGCCGCGACGAGATCCGCGCTCAGATGGCGAAGTTCATGCGCGGTGGCGCAGGGCACACCAAGTCCCGGCTTAAGCTCGACCTGCTGCAAGAGTTCGACGACAACGGTACGAAGTTCACCCTGATGGACTTGTTCGAGACAGATCAGCTTACGCTGGTCCGTAACCAAGCTCAGCGAGTTAGCGGGGAAACCGCACTGGCTAAGTTCGGGGTCATGGGCAAACCGGGGATGGACCTGCTGCGTCGGGCTATGGCAGACTTCGGTGAGGATGCGGGTAAGACGCAGCCTGGAGAAATCCAAGCGTTCGATCAGGTCGCTGCGGAGTTCCTGGGCCAGCCGTTCGGTGACTACGGTGGTAAGTGGATGAACCGTGCTATGCAAGTTAACAGCCTCGCTCGCCTCGGCGGGATGGGCTTCCTGCAGTTTGCAGAGTACATCAACCTTGCCACCACACTGGGTGTGACCAATGCATTCTCCGCTATCAGCGGGCTGCCACGGCTGCGTGCTGAAGCTGCGAAGCTGGCGCGTGGTGAGAAGGTGTACAACCCGATCTTGTCTAGCATCGAGACGTTTGGTGGCGCGGAGTTCGGCACGGATGCGTACAAGATGGTGTTCCCGTTTGATAACCCTAGCCTGCAGTACCAGGTTAACGGGCGTGAGACGATGCATCTGGCTGACCGTCTGCTGCGTGGTGGTATGCACGCACAAGGTAAGCTGTCGTTCTGGCGCGCTATCCACGGTTCACAGCAGCGCGGCGTGGCTGAGCAGATCGTGCACAAGGCTATGCGCATGGTGCGCGATGGCGGAGACAGCAAGGTTCTTGCCGACATGGGTATCAACGAGCAGCTTGCTGCTGACCTGCGCATGGACCTGCCCAACATCGCTAAGTTCGACGGCTCTGGGCGGCTGCAGGAGTTTGACATCACCAAGGCCGAAAACCGTAGGGCAGCGGAAGCGTTTGTCCAAGCGGTGCACCGTGGCACTGGCCAGATCATCCAAGGTACGTTCATTGGTGAGACTGGCAAGTGGGCACACAGCGGCTGGCTGCGGCTGCTTACGCAGTTTCGCACGTTCTCGCTGACCTCTGTTGAGAAGCAGTGGGGCCGCAACCGCAACAACCACGGGGTGGCTACGGCACTGGGCATGCTGATGGGTTCAATGGCCATGGCTGCGCCTATCTACATGGCACGGCAAGTAGTTAACAGCGTGGGGCGCCCGGATCAGGAAGAGTGGCTGAACAAGCAACTCTCTCCCGAGAAGATCGCTCGGGCTACGCTGAACTACGTAGCAGCTTCGGGTCTTGCTGGTGACTTCCTGGATGCCTTCGCTTCTGTGAGCGGAATGGCCGAGTCTACTGGCGGGCGCTCGGGTGGGACGACTGAGTTTGTGGGTACGGTGATCGCACCGGCTGCAGGCTTGGCTGATGACCTGTGGCGGGGTATTCAGAACAGCAAGGATGGCACAGACGTTCACGAACTGGTTAAGAACGCGCCATTCGCCAAACTTCCATGGTTGGCCCCGGTAATCAACCTAATGGACAAGTGATCTAGTACCGGTATAACAGCCCACCGTGTAGCAGCGGTGGGCACCCAATATAGGAGGTTTGATGGCTCTCATTGAATCGTACAATACAGCACAAGTTCTTTCTTGTGATGGTGTACAGACAGTATGGAATTTCACCTTCAACGGTGGATACATTTCTAAGGACCACGTTAAAGCAGTGTACACTACTGCGCTCGGCGTTAAGTCCGTGGTGCCTGTTACAGAAGCGATGTTTATAGGCCCGTACCAGCTTAACATCGTACCTGCCTTAGCGGCAACGGGCTTCCTTACCATCTACAGAGAAACGCCTCGGGCTTTCCCTCTTGTTGACTTCAAGGACGGGGCGAGGATCTCAGAAGAAAACCTGGACATTGTTGCTAGGCAGTCCGTGTTTATCGCTGCCGAGCTTGTGGATCAGGTGCTCGTTGAGGCGGCGCCGATCCCCGGTAGCGCCGCCTCTCTGGAAGCAGCTTTGTCTGACACCAGCAGCGCAGTAAAGAATGCTGGCTTAGTCAAGTGGGCGAATTCACTGGCCTACGCAGCCGGCACTGTCGGGCATAAGCTAAAGCAGACGGTCAGTGTAACGGACAGCCCATACAGTGCCGACCCCACCGGGGTGGTTGAATCTAGTGCAGCGTTCACGGCTGCTGCTGCCACAGGTAAGTTGGTCTACCGGCCTAAAGGCTCGTATCGTCGTGACGGCGTTGTTTACACGTACCCCACTGATGGCTTTGAAGGAGTCCTTTGGATCGGTAACAGCAGTCTCAACAACAGCGACGATCCACAAGTTGTGGTAAGCCGTAACGTTGACGCTACTGGTAGCGGTAACGCTCACAGCTTCACCGACTCCAGCGTGTATACCCGCGCCGACATTAGCCACAACAGCTACGACGATCGGACGTTGGTAGTTGCCCCAGGGGCTGGCCAACACCATGCATCGTACCAAGTCGGCACAGAGTACGCCATAGCGGGAGGCGGTACTTTTGGTAATCACTACGGCCTAGTCAACACCACTAAGATCAGACTAGGTACGCTGAGCAACCACGTAACGGTGCAGATGAACGCACCTATCGTGACTGGTGCTGGAGCAGTGACCAACTGCTACGGCATGTACGCTCCGCTCAGCTACGGAAAGGGAGGCCCAGGTTTCAACCCAGCCACAGGGATAGTGCATTTCATCACAAATGAAAGTCACGCCCCCATCTACTCTCTCGGCCCAGTGCAGGGCCAGGATGGACTGATTGCTGGTTTGGGTGCGGGAACTTCGTACACAAACGTTAAGACCATCGACGCAGTCTCTCTTGGTGGGACAGTCGCGGGTCTCCGATTGCAACAGCTTGGGCACCAGATCCTAGATCTGGAGATCCCAGCAAACCAAGTGCATGCAACACTTAAGAACGTGGCGGGCGACATCATGAAGTTTAACGCCGACCGTTCCGTAGTGTTTACTGGCGTTGCCGCCGTCCCTACCCTCGCAAATGGGGAGTGGGCTGGTAGCCCGATCAGCGATACACAATTCCAAATTTCCTATCGTGGATCAGATAATGTTCTACGTAAGGTCATACTACCTATGGCACCCTAATGTCTACAGAATCCACCCTTGACTCCATGGTGAAGGTAGCACCGGCCGCAAGCGTTGGTGGTCTAGCTTTGCTTTCCGTCCCGCTTAGTGATTGGTTGGTGATCTGCACTTTGATCTACACCGTCCTGATCATCCTAGATAAAGTCTTCCCGGGTATCGTTAGCCGGGCGGGGAAGATGCTCATCTCTCTATTCACGTGGGGGAGTCGTGGCTAAAGCGTCAGAATCGGAACTTAGCAGTCTCCACGGGGCTCTAGCGCGGGGCCTCACTAAGATCATTCAGGATGGTGTTGAGATGCCGACTAAAGAAGGCACCATCACTATCCCGGCACCGGCTGCTTATTTCGGCGTTGCAGTCGCACTGCTGAAGAACAACAACATCACCGCTGATCCGGAGAAGAACGAAGAGCTTAAAGAGCTTAACGAGAAGCTCCAGGCCCGGCGTCAGAGCAAGCGGTCGGAACTCAACTTCCGTGAGGCTGCTGAAGACTTCGCTACCAAGCATCTTGGTGGTGACGTGCTGATGAACTGATGCGCGCACGCGAAGACAGTCAAGCAGCAGAACTACGGTGGAAGCGGCTTGGGCTGCTTCAGGATCACTACAAGCACTTCGCGGACTTCCTGGAAGACGTGATGACCGAGTTGGGTTTCAGCACTACTGAGATCCAGCAGGACATCGGCGCCTACATGGAGCATGGTCCGCAGAACCTGATGGTGCAGGCCCAGCGGGGTCAGGCTAAGACTACGATTGCTGCGGCTTTCGCAGTGTGGTGCCTGATCCACAGCCCTGCCCACCGGGTGTTGATCATCAGTGCAGGCGGTACGCAAGCTAACGAGATTAGCACGCTGATCGTCCGTATCGTGATGACGATGGATGTACTTGAGTGCATGCGTCCTGACAAGCTGGCGGGTGACCGCACGGCTACGGACGCCTTCGATATTCACCACAGCCTCAAAGGGCTGGACAAGTCGCCCAGCGTGGCTTGCGTGGGTATTGACTCCAATCTGCAAGGTAAGCGGGCTGACCTGCTTATCGCTGACGACATCGAATCAAGCAAGAACTCCGCAACTCCGGTGCAACGAGCTAAGCTCCTGCAC